AATATGAGTAGGATAGAGGGATAGGTGAAATGCTCCCTCCTCGTTTCCAAAATGACGCTGTGCCCCTGCTCCCCTATTATATTTTTGTGTAATCCGTGGGCGAATCTCCCACTTAGGTTCTTCAAGGGCATATTTAAAATCATTAAAGGCCGTCTTACTGAAAAAATTATCTATGATTTTTATATCCATTATATTTCACATGATCCAGCGACACACGCTAACTCCTGACTGGCAATGGTATAGTCTTCTGCCTCGTACTGGTTGAGGTTAGACCAGTCAGCCTCATGCATCTTGGAACTTAATTGTTTAAAGGTTCGCCTGTTGCAGTCCTCATAGGGAGCCTGCTTGTAGTTATGATCTGAGTGTGGCAGGAAGGACACACCTGACATGATCTCAAAGTTATTGAACACCCATGCACCTACATCCAGCCACTCATTCTCCTTGACTGAGATGGTGATGGATGGCTTATGCTGACACCAGTGTTCCTGATATATCTTCCATACCTCTAGCTGTTGGATGGCAGACTGTTTGTGCCTTGTGACACAGTCCTGTGGAGACTGCATAGGAAAGGAGAACACCACTGTGTCATTTGGCTTGGTGATGTCTGGTTCCCATACCCACTCCAAGTCCTGCATGAATGTGGTCATTGGGTCTTTCCTGTCCATACGTACTCGCCTGATGTAGTAAGGTGAGTGACGAGCGTGGATACCACTTGCACTGTCCACTAATTGGGAGACGGTGCCAGATGGTTTTACACAGGTGATGGATGCGCTTGGATTGATTCCAATCTCTCCTGCAAATGCCTTGTTAGTTTCAATGGCTATGCTTCTAAGGTAAATTAATTCCTTTGGAGAAGGGTTGGCGGTGAGGGGGTTGTCCATAATACCAGTCAGGCTTACACCTAATAGTCTTTCCTCCTCACAATTCTTCTTCCATTCCCTTGGTAGGTACTTAAAGTTGGTTAAAGTTGACTGAATTGTGCCTAACATCGTGGCTAACTTAACTTTCTTTGCAATATCGGTTATTTTGTCGCCAGAACAGACAACTACCTCAGATAAGTTACAGAACTCACGTGATCTAAGTATGATTTCAGAGCAAGGGTTGGTACCGAAGGTGTGGACTTCTTCGCTTACAGCCCGATCTGAGCATCTTTTTGCTTGGAGAGCCGATGCTTTTGATGAAAAGATGCCTCTTTCACCCGATTTGCTGTCATATAGGGCAGTCCACTCACGGAGGAACGTACCAGTGTGTGGTTCTTGGTGATAATTGGCAGAATTGTTAGCCAAAGCACGTTGTCCATTCTCTTTCCACCACTCACCAGATTTTGCGTAGCGCATTTCATCATCATCAATATCACTCAGGCTGAGTAAAGCAGATCGTCTTACTCCACCTACTACTACAACCTCTGCTACTTTGCATACAATGTCATGGCATTCAATTGGTTTTAGTTTTCTTCCCTTGGCTTCCTGTGCAATCTTGACTGTGAAGTTAAATAGATTGTCCAGAGGCTCAGGGCCACTGGCTCTGCCTCCGAATGTCTTCAGGATTGCACCAGCCTCACGTACATTAGATAAGTTCCACTTGGGTATGTGGCCTGAGTAGAGCAGGGCAACCAGTTCCTTGAAGGCACGTGCCCATCCTAGTTTTGAGTCAGCAACCATGATAGTGGTATCTGTTTCATGTAACTCATCAGGCATTACTGGTAGCTTGTCAGTGTAGCGTCTCTCCACAGAGAAGCCTATGCCTGTGCCGTTCATCAGTACATACAGTATCTCATCGAAGGAGCGGATGCTGTCCACATGGATGTAGCTACAGTTGTAGCCTGCTACGTTCTCCTTCTTCAACGCTGGCCCTGCGGTCATGAGGCACCGCATGGAGGGCATGATCTTTAACTGGAGTATAGCTTCCCTTAATTCCTTGATGTCCTCCTCCTTGAACTCATAGCTGTAGTTATCCTGTAAGTGTTCCTTAAAGAAGTTGAAGTACCTGTCTACTGTCTCCTCCCATGTCTCACGCCTGCTCTTGTCGTAGTCCCATCTGGAGTAGCGAGATAGATGGATAAACTGTTGATACTCTGTTGGTAATGTAGTCATGCCCTTTCCCTTTCTATTAACTTATCTAAATATTTTTTTGCTTTTATCAAATCCTCTACGCCGTTCTTATTTCGATAGCGTGTTACGTACTTGACTATGTTCCCCTCTAAGAAGTCCAAATTATTTTCAATAATGTAATCAAGTGGTTCAATCTTTAGTCCTGAATAATGATCAGGGTTAGTATATTTCTTTTCCTTATCTTCCCAGTCGTAGCGATAGTTAGTCATTTCTTAAACTCCATTAAGATTATTCTGGAACCAGAAACTATCTTACCATCAGTTCTCTCCATGTGTATTTTGCCTGCTTCTTCAAGTGAGGTGATTACATAGTCATACTCATTGTGTCCACCATCAAGTATTTTGGATGCAAGAAGCTGTCTCCTAGTTACAGCACCGCCCCTTACTGCCACATACTCAATTAACTTTCTCTGTTTGCCTTGGTGTATGCTCTCACCAAGTTCCCTGTCAAATAGATATCTTGTACACTTCTCAGCATATAAAGAAAGGGAAATCCCTCCCATAATAGCTGAGTCGCTAATGGTCTGGGTTTCACTGTCTAGTAGATACTGGAAGAGTATTGCTGACTTCAACACATTGGGTGACCACCTCTTGAGAAAGGGGTCTAGTATTGACTTAGTACCCTCATTGCTCTCCTGAAACCTCAAGAACATATCATTGTGGAAGTCCTCAAATAGTTTCTGTGCGTCAGCGGATAAACTATATTCTAATGGAACGGAGATATTGTCGAGTTGATTATAGATTTCGGACAACAATCTGTACGAATGCAACTCCTGAATCTTGGTATTCTTCTGTGGTAAGGCTGATGGAATATTGTCAGTTGATGGTGGTTTGAATAGTAGGAATCGGGCTAAGAAGCCTGACCCTGCATCATCCTTGCCTAGCAGTCCCTGCAGGAACTCCATTGTAGATACTCCTGAGATGGATACGAATGGGTGACGTAGTATCTTACTGCCACGTGTACGTGTTACATCCTCAAAATATGCTGGAACATCATACAGTTCTGTGAGGTGTTGCCTGAAACCCTTATTGTGTGCCGTCTCCAGAGTGGCTAACCATGCACCAAACTCAGAGAGTAACCACACGCCTCCGCCTGTCTCATCTACTCTATCTATACACGCCTCCCAACTTGCCTTGTTGGGTAGTACTCTACGCATAGACCTGTACCTTTCCAGTTCATTCAGCGATTCCATGAGTTCATCCTCACCGTCCTGCATTCCGCTACTGCGGAGTGAGTCTATGCGTGACTCTATGTCCCTGACCTCGTAGATTAACTTCTCCTCCCTGTCCCTGAGTCTGGCGGAGCCAGCGTTCAGTGCCGTGGTCTTGAATGATCCGCTCTCTGAGATGGACAGGCACCAGAGGTTACCATATAGGGGTATGAAGTAGTTGGGTGGCTGGATGGTGAGCCGTGTGCCTGCGTGTGCCCCTAGACAGGAGAGTGAGGTGCCATAGATGATGGCGGAACTTGCCTCTGTAAGTTCACACGCCTCACGTACATGGTCACGCAGTATTGGGGGTATGTGTGTGTCATCAAACTCTTCTGGCTCCTCATTCTTAATGAGTGAGGAACAGAGTTCCTTCATGTCGTCCGCCTTTGGGATGACTACGTGTGTCTTCTGGTGATGCCTCAGTTCAACGGAACGCTTAACAAAGAGTTCGCTGACCTTTACACCTAAGCTGTCGCATATGGTACGGATGTCACACCCTTGATGACACCGCATTAGTATCTTATCCTCCTCCAGTGTAACACTTAGGGAAGGTCTCTTGTCATCATGCGTAGGGCAAACCGCATTGGCTGTTGTGCCTGACCAAGAGACCCCCCTAAGTTGGGAGATAATCTTCTCGTGAACCTCCTTGATATCTGTAACTGTTTCTGACTTCTCACTCTCTGAGAGAAACTCATCCACGTTCAGGTTATCAAAGTTCCACGACTTGCTGAGGTCTAAGTCTGCTGACTCCATGACAAAGGGAGTCTTGTTGTTCTCTATTAGACTGAGTATTTCATTCTTCTGTTTTTCTTTTGGAATGGTGCTGAGTGTGTCGCTGACATCTCCGCCCTTGTCTAGGTTGGGTAGGTTTACTATCCAGACTTTGGATACGAACTCCCTGATGTGTTCGCCTGTTTCCTGTGCGAACTTCCTGCCTGCCTCATCGTTGTCTGGTATGATGAAGACCTGATCAAATCCGCTGAAGTATTTTTCAGGGAAGTCAGGCTGTTTCTTGAGTAGGGGAGTCCATGCGTTACTTCCTCCAGCAATTGTCGTAGATACCAGATCAATGCTGTGAAGATTGTCAACATCCTTTTCACCTTCAACGAATATAACTGCACGGTGATCCTTGATGTCAGGCCAACGGTATGGCACTTGTTTAATGCCTTCCCAATTCCAGTGTTCCTTACCATTCTGATCCTGCCTGAGTCTCCGAAATTCCTTGTTAGGAAATTTAACTACTGTGTATAACAGCCTCCCATTGCCGTCATTGTACTGATGTTTTATCTGTTCCATTGAGTGCCCCACATTTGATTTTTATGTACCCCTTCTTTCGATGGTCTTTTTCGCATCGTTTGATTTTAATAAAGTCTACCTGTGAATCATCCCTGAACCACGGTAGTGCGTCTTCTACTATCTTAATTAAGTTGGAAATGTCTCGTCTCCGATTGTCTGGTGGGTGTACCTCTATGTCCAGCCAGACTCTTTCTGTTTCATACACCATCTTAGTGCCTGCAAAGATGGT